GTGTTGCCCGGAGACACTATACAACAGGCGTCATCGGTGTTAGTACGCTTGGCACCTCTAGTCGCCCCGGTAATGCATCCGTTGCATGTGAGAATTCACCATTTTTATGTGCCGAATCGGCTTATTTGGGAAGACTTTGAAGACTTTATAACAGGAGGCCCAGATGGCAATGATACGTCAGCTTATCCAACGATCGCAGCACCCCCTAGTACCGGTTTTGCTACTGGGAGCCTTGCTGACTACCTCGGCGTTCCCCCAGGAGTGGCAGATGCTGAAGTCAGTGCTCTACCCTTCCGAGCCTACAATTTCATCTTCAACGAATACTTCCGAGACCAAGACCTCGTCGACCCCATCGTCTTCAGCACCGCTTCCGGTGCCGATACCACAACCGAAACCGACCTCCTCGTCGTCCCCTGGCAACGAGATTACTTCACTGTTGCAAGACCTTGGGAACAAAAAGGCCCAGCTATTACGCTTCCTCTTGGGACTACCGCCCCGGTCAAAATCGACGAAAACAGCGGAACAGTAACGTACATGACCGTGAAGGACGGTGACGATACAGATAGGCCGATAAATTCTGACGTGGCACAGGCTTATTATGACAACAATAGTCCACTCACACCAAACAGCCCTCTATTTGCGGATCTTTCGAACGCTAGTGCGGCGAATGTAAACGATCTCCGTGAGGCATTTGCATTACAACGGTATGAGGAGGCCAGAGCTAGGTATGGATCACGCTACACTGAATATCTACGATACCTCGGAGTTAAGTCATCGGATGCTCGCCTCGACCGACCTGAGTATTTTGGAGGCGGCAGACAAACTATCCAATTTTCGGAAGTACTTGCTACAGCAGAAGGGACTAATACTAACGTCGGTGATCTCAAAGGACACGGTATCGGAGCTATGCGTAGTAATAGATATCGCAGGTTCATCGAAGAACATGGTTGGATCGTATCGCTTATATCTACACGTCCCAAGACCATTTACTCAGAGGGGTTGCAGCGCCATTGGAATAGGAGAGTTAAGGAGGACTTTCACCAGAAAGAATTGGAGCATATAGGACAACAGGAAATCTTAAATAAGGAAGTGCGGTTAGCTCATGCAGATCCTGAGGATACTTTTGGTTACGGTGATCGTTACGATGAATATCGCCATCAGTGGAGTAGTATTGCTGGAGAGTTTAGAAATACGCTCGATTACTGGCACCTTGCTCGGGACTTTGATACTGACCCTGCTCTCAATAGTGACTTCATTGACTGTGTACCTGATCCACGAATATTCGCGGACCAAAACAGCGACAAAGTTTATTGCATGGTCAATCACTCAATTCAGGCGCGACGGAACTTGTCAAGAGTAGGTAATTCATTCATCCGCTAAGGAGGCTCAAATGCGGGAACGAAGAAGGGATCGGTTATATGGACACGAAGGTAAGGGAGCGCGAGTATCCTCTCATCCAGTCCACGTCACCATTAAAACAACGGCAGACCGCGGTTTACGCGGGCAAATTGCAGACGGTATCCAGCAACACAAACTCGCACAATTACTCGCCGACGAACTTGACTATATCGAAAGTCCTGAAGAAAGTGATGACTTCGCCGTTGGCGATGATTACGTACATGAGGATAACTTCGATTCGGATCTTGACCCACCGCAGGAAGCGACTGAGCCTCTTGATGAGTTGGACATGCGTTTGGCTGGCTCTTTACGCAGAGTTTTGGCTCAAATAGGTATCGACTTTCCGGAACCAGATAAGACGGAAGAGAAGGCGGAAGAAAAGCCCCCTGAAGCGTCTAAGGAGGATTAATCGCGGAGCCGGCCTTACAACCCCGCGGGGCCGGCGTAGCGATTAATCGTGGAGAGGCCCTACCGTAAATCCCGGTAACTGAGCCCTACGGGTAGGGGGGCTCTTAAGGGGGGAAGGGCAGAGCCTTTCCCCCCAACGAATTTTCAGCAGTCACAGTCCTATTACTTGATATGGACTGTGTTAAGTCATAGAAAAGGAGCAGACATGGCAAGACGTGGGGGCAGATCCTCGAACAGAAAAAATCAGAGAATTTCGAGCGCGATGTCACCACCCATCGCTAGACAAAGTCTGCTCCGAAATCCAATACCATTTACTAACTACGAGGATCAACGACAATGGACCCCAAGACCTATCGGCCCAATCAGCCCACTACCAAAGAACTACGCGACCTCATCAAGGACGGCCAAGAGAATTTCTTCGCCGAAATGGAGGCCGGGTTACGCCGTAAGTTTCGCAGAACCACGAAACGTTTTTATTTGTGTAAGAAGGAAGAGACGGAAAGAAGTAATGTTTGCCCGAAGGAAGGCCGGTAAAAGCGGGACAGGCAGAGCAAAGAAACGTAGGAACTTCTGGAGCCAAGTCAGATGTTAAATTTCCTAGCACCAATCGCCGGCGGATTAGTCAGTAATTTCTTCGGTAGTAAGGCAGCTAAGCGGAGTGAAAAACATGCACATACCATGTTCGACCGAAATGCTGCGCTACAGCGGGAGTTTGCTCAAAGCGGTATTTCATGGAAGGTGGCAGATGCTAAAAGGGCAGGTATCCATCCTCTTGTGGCTATGGGCGCGAATACCCACTCTGCTGCTCCTGTTGCTATGGGTGCTGACCACAGCGGCATTTCTCAAGGCGGTCAAGATATATCTAGGGCTATACAAACGGCAGCGCAAAGTACGTCAAAAAGAAACCACCTTTATCAGTCACAAGTAGCTTCCCTACAGTTGAGGAATATGGAGTTACAAAATGACCTCCTCGCAAGTCAAATCGCAAAAAATACACAAGCAGGACAGGTTCCTAGAACGGGCATATCTGAGAGCGCAATGCTTGTTGATGGACAGCCAGACGCTGGTGGATTACCTCTCCCCGGAGGCCGAATCCTTACCCGACCTATGCGACGTGAGGCTTCTCATTCGCAACGTAAATACACAGAAGCGGGAGCTGTTACAGACATTGGATACGCACGAACAAAACATGGCTACGCGCCAGTCATGTCCAGAGACGTCAAAGAAAGGCTCGACGACGACGTCATAGGTACGCTATGGTGGAATTTGCGCAACCGCGCGATGCCCTTCGTAGGGTACAACATGCGGCCACCGCCGGTGCCACTTAGAAAAGGCCACAGATGGACGTTCCAAAGACGGCGTGGAATATACACTCAATCTAGGAACAAAAAAGGTCGACTGTACCGAGTACCAGGCCGCTACTACAGAGGAAGGTATTAAAATGCCACGATTTCGACGCTATAGAACGCGTGTTAGACGACGCGGCAGAGCAGGCCGCAGGCAGTACGGTTTTCGCCGACGGCCGTCAGGCCGTCGGCGAAATTTTGGTAGACGTCGTCAGAGAATAGGTTACCGTTTCTAATGAAATGTGGTTACCCAGTTATACTCGAGAAGGGCCGCGCCGTGAGGTGCGGCCAATGCGTTGGCTGTCGCATACAAAAAAGAAAGGAGTGGACAAATAGAATAGTGTTAGAAAGTAGCTTGTATGAGGACAATACATTTGTTACGCTTACTTACGATGAAGATCACTGCCCGACCAGTGTGAGTAAAGGTAGGTTGCAAAAGTTCATAATGGACCTCAGAGCAAGGATACAATACAGTGCAAAAAAACACGAGACAGAGCCACGAAAAATCCGTTACTTCGGCGTGGGTGAATATGGCGGCGAAAGCCTGCGCCCACATTACCATGTTATGCTGTTTAATTTTCCTAATTGCCGTAATGGTCGCTCCCGTTACACCAAGAGAGATACCGAATGCTGCCAAATATGTGCTGGTGTACGTAATGTTTGGGGTGCCGGAAACGTGTACCTCGGAGAGGTGTCAATACAAAGTGCGGCTTATGTAGGTGGTTATGTTGTTAAAGGATGGACACAATCGACACCTGTGGAAGGCTTGGAACCTGAGTTCACACTCAAGTCAAATCGTCCAGGAATTGGTCATGACTTTTGCTGGGAGTTGGCGTCGAGTTTACTTCAAGCGAATGCAACCCACGTCCCTTTCAATGTACGCCATAACGGAAAGAGCTGGCCACTCGGTCGTTATATTCGAGATAAAGTATCAGAGTATACAGGAGGACTAGAACTTGAGAAGGCGCCAGCGGACCAAAGGGTGCATAGCCTGTCAGAAGCTATATACGCTGATCCAGAGGTTGCGCCGAAACAAAAAAGTTGGACACTACGCGAAAGGCTCATCGCGCCGCGTTATCATCAGACGCAGGCGATGAAAAAGAAACTTGATAAGAAGAGACGGGAACAAGCACTATGAAGCGCGCTAAATTTTCACTCAGTAACTACAAGCTATTGTCAATGGATTTGGGGGAGCTAGTACCCTGTGGATTAACAGAGGTGTTGCCCGGAGACACTATACAACAGGCGTCATCGGTGTTAGTACGCTTGGCACCTCTAGTCGCCCCGGTAATGCATCCGTTGCATGTGAGAATTCAC